TTGCGCAGGCTTGATGAACAGTCTGCCAAGGATGAAGAGAAACGCCGTAAGGAGCAGGCAGAAGAGACGTTTTCCCGTTTGGACAAAGAGTACCAAATGCAGGTGGAAGCTGCCGCCATGTATCATTATGAAAACAGGACTTCCGAGGAGGAGTATTTCAATGAGCTGCGCAGACTGCAAGATGTATATTACCATAAGGTTCTCAATGACGCGGCAATCAGTGAGGAGAAGAAAAACCAGGTACGTGAACAGATGCGTAAACGTAATCTGAAGGATGCCCAAAAAGATGCTGAAGAAGAAAAACGGATTGAACGTGAGAAGTTTGACATACTGTCTGACCTGGCGAAAGGCTTCGGAGAGACCATGGCGCAATTCTTCACGGACTCCGAGGTGTCTCTCAAGGACTTCCTGAAGAATATTCTTACTATGTCGCTTGATGCGTTGGAACGTATGATGATTATGGCCGTTACCGAACGCACCATCAAGAATATAGGTTCACTCGGCTTCGTAGGTGTAGCTAAAGCTGCCGGAGAGATTGCTCTGATAACTGCCGCATTTGAGACAGCCAAAGGGCTTATCTCCAATTTCTACACCGGCGGCTTTACTCCGTCCGGTGACTGGAATCAGCCGCAAGGTATTGTACATTCCAATGAATTTGTCGCCAACCGTTTTGCTGTGGCCAACCCGAATCTGCGACCGATATTCGACGCCATTGACGTGGCACAGCGTAGCGGTAATGTTGGTAATCTGACAGCTGAAGACATAGCGGCTGTAGCAGGTTCCGGAAAGAGTACACGTACCGTACCAGCCAAGGCACCTGCTGCCAGCGCCACAACGACGACCAATGACCCGGCTATGGTGGCGATGCTGATAGAATGTACCCGCGTATTGCGGAAGCTTAAAAACAGGCTGGATGCCCCTTTGGTAGCGGAAACTTATGTTACCGGCAAACGGGGTATCAACCAGGCACAAAAAGAATATCAGAAGTTGAACAACAATAAATCACGCAACAAGCAATGACAGAATTATACATTGACGGGCAATTGGCCGCCCTTCCTGAAGGGTTCAACATTACGTTCACCTCCGAGAATCCGTATTTCACCCGCAGTTCCAATTACTCCTTGGACATAGAACTCCCCATGCCTGCCAATCATGCCATATTCAAGCACGTGAACAGACTGGATGTGACGAAAAAAAAGACTATCCTTCCGGCCACACTCATCGTTGACGCCAGATGCCTGCTTTACGGCAGTGCGGTTTTACTCTCAGTAGAAGATGCACTGGTTAAGGTACAGCTCGTATCGGGTAATGCGGAATTTAATCTGCTGACGAATGATGATCTGTATATTGACGAACTTGATTTAGGTACAATCAGTTGGCCGAACAACAATCAGAACCGTTTCCAGCCACCTGCCAATATGGTGAACTACTACGGTTCGGTGGACGACATTGAAGCTGTATGGTTGCCGGTGTTCTATCAGGAAGCCAAATGGGAGAATCTTCAGAACGATGCAATCTATGAGTTCGGCACGAACAATTTTACCCTTTGCCCCTATTATGGCCGTCGATGTGTACAACCATACCTTTTGACAGTCATCAAGAGAATAGTGGAGTATTTTGGCTATACGTTCGATACCTCCTTCTTTGATAACAATTTCTTGCGGAACGTTTATGTATGCAGCGCGGTAAGCAGCAACCGGGTGGCCGCCGCATTGCCGCACTGGACTGTTTCCGAATTCTTTGATGAACTGGAGAAATTCCTTTGTGCGGTTACGGTGGTCAACGAACGCACCAAAGTGGTGAGTCTCGTAGGGCTTAACGATTATTTTACAGAATCCGGAAAGGAGATAATTCCTGCATCTTCCCTGCTACGGGAGTTCACTGTGGATATTGAAGATGAAAAGAATGAGAAAGACTTGAGCACTGGCAATGTGGGCTACAATCTGCCTTCCCATACGGATGACGGCTATCTGCGAATTGAAAGGGACATCATAGAGGCTGCATACAAACAAGAATATGATTCTTACGATGCAATGCTGGCCGCATACAATGGAATGGGTGACAGTGACAAGAAAAGTACAATCTTTATTGTTGGCAAACGGTATTATATCAACTACAATGAAAATGATAAGAATACGCTGCGTGAAGTCAATTTGTATGCGGATTTAATCCGTGACCCGGAATCGTCCGATGTAGAGACCTCACTCGGAATCGTCCCGGCTAAAATTATTCAGTTCAATGTCGGCGTGTATGGCTCTGTAGCTGATTACGATTTGTCCCGTCCGTACACCTCCATGGTATTGAACATACCCGCGGTGGGCTACCAGGCTACTGTTGCCAAGCAGGAGCGCTTCAATGTCCAGGAAGCCATAAACGGTGACGTGGAGCTGAAGGAGAAGCAGGAAAAAAACGGGCACATGGAAGTGGCTGTCAATACCGGCAAGTTCAACCGGCAGAACGTAACTTACAGCGGTCAGACACATGCCTATGATTATGCCTATCCTTTTACGGACTACCAGCAGAAGACCGAAGCACAGCTCACGGACTTCCTTCCGTATTCCCTAAGCTTGAACGATGTTTGTCCGGACAGTGTCGGACATCGGTTGTCGACACTCAGTCTGTTTCACTCCAATATCCCTTACACAATCCAGTTCCAAGCCAATAAGCTGCCAGATGTGAATAAGGTGTTTCTTATAGGCAACAAGCAGTATTTGTGCGAGAAGATTGAGACGGAAATAGATGTTGATGGATTAAGCAAGGTACTGAAGGGGACTTTTTACCGGATAGAATAATAATGTTAAAAAGACATCTGCCTCTCAAAAATAACTCCTTTTTCCCTTGCGTAATTACCAAAAGGTTATTATATTTGCAGTGTCATAATGTATCGCGATCTTTTTATGACTGAAGAAGAAGAGCTAAAGGCTCGGATTGAAGCTGCGAAAAAAGACCTCAGCTTCTTTTCCCTCTATTGGGATGACATTCAGAATACTGATTGGATTTCCGATGAGGAGCTTGAGGAAGGCATCAATGATTGTCTCGATGACTTGAATGATGCACAAGACAAGCTGAATGAAAACGGTAGCCCTCCTTGAGGGGGCTACTTTTTCTCTAACATATAATTTTTAGGCTTATGGACGTACAGAAAGAATTGGGAAAATGGAAGTCGGAATATGTAAAATGCAATACTCCGGAGGAATTGGCCGACCATAAAAAACGTTTCAGGGCTTTTCTGCAGACGCTTTCACCGGAGGATAAAAAAGCGTTTGCGCAAGCATTCCAAGATGGTGCCAGGCAATCAATCAATGAAGCCCAAGCCATTGTGAAAACAGTAGAAATCAGGCAGACCTTAGAAAAAGTATTGCCTTTCGCTTCTATGTCGTATATTGCCCAGCACTATTTTGGCAGAACACGCCAATGGCTATATCAACGGATTAACGGAAGTGCGGTAAACGGCAAACCAGCCAACTTCACCGCTGATGAACTGAATACTCTATCTTTAGCTCTATCTGAGCTTGGCGACATAATGAAAGATACTTCTCGGTCTATCGCGAGGCCGTAAGGTTTTTAATGACAGAGGGGCTTCCACGGGTTGGAAGCCTTTTTTATTTCATTATTCAAATAATCATGAATTAAATTTAGAATAAAAAGTTTTTTTATTTTGTTAAGTTTGATAAAATCACTATTTTAGCAACGCCAAAAAATGAATTAAATGAATCCTTTTCCATAGTGTAACCCATAAGATTGGGTTCAGGTTTATTCATTCCTGTAGGCGCACTATAGTGAAGGATTCGCCATTTAATATTATGACAAACAAAAAATACAAATCTATCAGTATTTCTAATTTAATTATAAATCCAGATAATGATCGTTTTGAGTCTGTTGAGAATGAAAAGCAGGCTATAGACATAATGCTAACAAAATTAGGAGACAAAATTTATTATATTGCGATACATATTTTAGAGAATGGGTTGTCTCCCAAGCCATTTTATGTTATGCCATCAAAGAAATCTAACAAGAAATTTCTTGTAAAGGAAGGAAACAGAAGAACCACAGCATTAAAATTGATGGCTAACCCTAAGTTAATTGATTCTAAAAAACATGCTTCATTAAAGAATCGTTTTTTTAAGCTGCATGAAAGATTTATGGAAACTCCGATTAGAAAAATAATGTGCTATATTTATGATGATGTAGAAGAGGCAGATAAATGGGTTCGATTAGAACATACAGGAGAACAGAATGGAGTTGGTATAGTTGAGTGGAAACCAGAGCAAGTACAGAGATTTGATATAAAACATGGAAAAAATAAGTCTGTAGAAATACAAGCTATTGATTTCATACGAACATCTCCTTTCGTACAAGAAGAAGTAAAGAGGGCTTCCGAAAACATTAAACTCACAAATTTTGCTCGTTTATTAGGAGATAAAAGTGTTCGGGAAATTTTGGGTTTAAAGTATATAAATTCTAAATTAAGTTCTAATCTTGAAGAAGAAGAAATAGCTAAGGCCTTAGGGCAAATTATTTTAGATTTGTCTGATAAAGATTTTAAGGTTAGTTCTATATATAATGCCAAGCAAAGAAAAGATTATATTCAAGGCTTAGGAGAAAAACTGCCTGATAAAAATAAGACAATAGGAGAAGTTTGGAGGTTGGATAATCCATTAGAACAAATTCCTAATTTGGAAGAAGAAGATAATACAGCAAAGAATGAGGGAAGTGATTTGCATTCTAAGGGACATTTAAAGAAGTCTATTCCGACCCAACGTAAAACTCTTATACCCAATAATTGTATTATTAGGATTTCCAATCCAAAAGCAAATAAAATTTATGATGAATTGAAAAAAATAGATGTTCGAAGTTTTGTTAATTGTGCAGCTGTCACTTTGAGAGTTTTTTTAGAATTAAGTGTAGATACTTTCATTGAAAAAAAAGGATTACTTAAAGAAGGAGAAATTTCGGCTTCCAATTCTTCAAGAAGTTTGTATCAGAAGGTTAATGATGCTAGTCAATACTTATATAAAGAGAAAATTGCAGATGAAACAATATTAAAAGCTGTAAAATTATTAACCAAAGAACGTAATTCTATTTGGGGAGTGGATACAATGAATGCTTATGTACATAGTAACAAACTTTCCCCTGTGCCAATAGATATTCAAACAACTTGGGATAATATTCAGGATTTTATGGTAACTTTGTGGTCTCAAATAGAATCAGAATAATTATATGATGCGTTACTCGCCACTTAGATACCCTGGAGGAAAAGGAAAGATATCTTCTTTCTTTTCTGAATTATTTGTTGCAAATAATTTAATAGGGGGAACCTATATAGAACCCTATGTTGGCGGAGGTTCCATAGCTCTTTCTTTGTTAATTAACGGGGTTGCCAATCAAATTATTATAAATGATAAAGATCGCTCATTATTTGCTTTTTGGTATTCTATTTTAAATTATACAGATGAATTCTGCCAGCTAATAGAAAATACTCCTATCACGATTGATACTTGGTATGAACAAAGAGAAATTCAAAAAAACAAAACTAATGCCGAACTATTATCTTTAGGATTTTCGACTTTCTTTTTAAATAGGACAAATCGTTCCGGTATTATAAAAGGGGGAGTTATCGGTGGGCTTAATCAAACTGGGAATTATTTAATTGATGCTCGTTATAATTCTGATGATTTGAAAAAACGTATTAAATTAATAGCTTTATATAAAGACAAAATTGAATTGCATAATTTAGATGCAGTAGAGTTAATTCATAATCTACAGAGTAATCTACCAAATAATTCCTTGTTTTACTTTGATCCACCTTACTACAAAAAAGGTAAGGGTCTCTATATGAATTATTATGATGACCAAGACCATAGAGATATTTATAATGCAATCGCAGGATTAGAAAATATAAAGTGGGTGGTAACTTATGATAAAGAAGATTTTATTCTTGACCTTTATTTAAAATTCCGAATGTACGAATATTCTCTAAATTATAGTGCGGCTACAGTTGGAAAAGGGCAAGAGTATATGATATTCTCTGATAATTGTATTGTTCCAGAAAAAAGTTCCATAAATTTCAACAAGGTAATAACAATCTAAAACTTACTCTATTCACAAGCTGGAGTATCTTCATTATCTACTTCATTAAAGCAAATGATTGTAGAAGTATTAATAAAAAGTTTTCGATTATACAGCAAACAAAAAAATCTCCGTTTTTCTTTTGCCATTTCAAAATAAACCTGCATCTTTGCAGTGCTCTTCATTTTGACAAGGCGAGACTGTTCGCCAACTTTTGCCGTTGGCATTTTTTATGCCCAATGGTATTCTATAGTTCCGACCCCCGTGTGGAGTGTTAATGCACCCACTGCCTTGTCAAGGTGAAGAGCAACGGGAAAGCGGAACTTTCTTTGTTTATAAGTTTTCCAGTTTTTTGGAGAAAGTTCCCTTTCCCGTCTTTAATAACATATTGTTTTATTTTAAATGCTCTTCATTATGACAAAACAATCTCAAAGCGCTCGCGGACGCTATGTATCCGCAGAGAAGGTTCAAGAACTGTTTGCCCAGCTGGGTGTTGAACTGTGCGCAGGACGTAAACGTATCCGTGCAGCACGTAGCGACAAATCCATTTCCATCTATGTCAATGGTGGGACAGTCAACATCACCTTTAATGAGAAAGGAGGCAAAGCATGATGTTCTTTGTTTACCATCTGCAGACCTATTCCCCCAAGAACCGGGCATGGAAAAAGGTTATTGATTATGTAGAGAAGTATAAAAACGTTCTTATCAAGGATGAACTTTCCCTGGATGCACTCAAGCATGAAATAGGCGATACGGTCAACCGCATTAATGCTGAACACCCGAACTTGAAGCGCATGAAATGTACTGCTACCCCTTTGGGACGTGATTGTACCATACGTATCGAGGCCCATGTCATAAGTGGCGGATGCCCGGACACGGTATTCTTTCTCGATATTTGCAAGGTACGTTCCATTTTTCAATTTAGTGAGAAGGCGAATATGCTGGAACAGAAAGGAGGTGAGAATGGATAATACTACCGTTAATGGAATTGTACTTGACGATTCCATATCTAATTGCTTATTGAAATTGCAAAATAATCGAGCGGCATCTCTTGCAGAATTGTTGGATGACAGTATCGGCTTTCTCCTTGAATACAGTGGTTATTTCTATGACAATTCAAAAACATTTTTGGATATTTTAGCAACATTACATAATGCCCGTACCGAATTTTTAGGCCTTATTCCTAATCAGAAAGGAGGTGCCCAATGAAAAAGCCTATAGGATTCCGTTCTTATCAAAACGACGAAGAACCGGACAAACAAGACGAATTAGAGAAGCAACAAGCCGAGCGGCAGAAAGCCATAGCAAACTTCATCGGCCAGAACTATTCACCCATCGGTACCACTTCACAGAAATGTTACAAGACCACCGCTGAACTGGTATATGAGCTGTCGAACATTGTCGATGTCGCTCCGATGGCGCTGGCCAAACAACTGGCTGATGCCGGGTACCATGTAGAATATTTGGCAGGACAACCCTACTGGGTGATGTACGAGAGAGCATAAATTCGTGCGGCTGCACCTCATTTTGTACGAACTTGTACAAATCGGTGCAGCCGCATTTATTTGATAAATAAAACATTATGAATCATCCGCACGATTGTACGGCTTTTGGCCCCTATTATAGGGTGAAGCTATTGAAACATTGCATGCCTTCCCGCTTGCTCTCATCCATGACGTGCGCATAAATCATCGTTTCCCGGATATTGCTATGTCCAAGCAATTTTTGCAGGCTGGATAAGTCTTTTGTTTTCCGGAGATAAATAGTTGCAAACGTATGTCTTCCTGTCTTGGCCGATATTTTTTTGTTAATCCCCAGTTCCTTGGCAATGGCCTTCAACTGTCGGTTAACGACCTGGTCACATTGAACGTTCCTGAACAGACGTCCTTCTTCCCTACCCTCTGCCCATTCTTCCAGAAGTTTTTCCGCAGGTACCGGCATCGGAATCTTTATCGGTTCCGGTTTACAGTTCCGGTTCTTCACACGGTAGTAAGTCAGCACATCATTGTTTACCTGCTCGATACAGAACATACGTGCATCCGTAATGTGCATGCTCGTGAAACACATGAAAAGGAAGAAGGCCAAGGTCAGCTGAAGCTTTTCCGGCAATGTTCTTTGATAGTATAATTGCACAAACTGCATCAGCTCCTCCTCTGTCAGATAGTCCACATCGCTTTTTATTCTTTTGATATGGAATTCCTGGAAAGGATTTTCTTCTATATAGCCCTTTCTGTAGGCTGCGGTGACATATATCTTGATGGTGGACATATTACGTTGTGCGGTTATCTCCGTATTTCCAAGCTCCTTTTTCATGTAAATCAGGTAGTCAGTCAGATAATCCGGAGTAAGGTCCTGGAACTGTAACAGTTCATTATATGCCTTGAACTTTTTCATACAGCTCAGATGATGCTTGAACGTTCCCATCTCTATTCGCCGGCTGTAGGTTTTCATATGCTCCTTCACGAAGTCATGGAAAGTCTTATAATCACTTGGATTGTTATACTCCCGCATGAAAATATCTTTTGTCAAAGCCTGGTTCCTCAGCCGGAACTTCACCAATATATCGTTGACACGTGCTTTCAGGTTACTCACAATAAGATTTATATCCTTTGCTTCCTTACTGTTTCCTTTGAGAAGTCCGCTTTTCTCGTCAAATTTAGCAGCAGGCACAGACACTTTGCAAGGAAGCATTAACTTTTCCTTACCGAGATAAAAGGTTATATATAGCGGAGCATTGCCCTCTTTGGTCAATCTCTGCTTGTTCTGGATGACTCTTACCGTACTCAT